TCTCGTGTTGAAACCTATGGTTTTGATAGAGAAGGACAGAAGAACTTTAGCTATAAGATGTATCACGAAGGTGATAAGCCGACTCCTGGCGAGATTGGTGCATACACCAAAGCCGAAGTTGATAAGATGTTCATCAAGAACGTTAGAATGACCGTTCCTTCTGGTGATGCTACTCGTGGATACTTCAAGATCGCAACCGCTACGATCCCACAGAATGGTCGAATGGTAATGCTTCGTATCTTCGGTGGTAATGGTTATAACGTTAACTCTTATGATCAGGTTGACTTTGTAGAAATTGTCATCCGTTCCGGTAACAATAACCCGAAAGGCGTTAGTATTGCGGCGTATCGTCGAAATTCTAAAAATACTCATCAAGTATTTGCGGTTAATACTTCCGGTGATAACTACGATATCTACGTTAACTACGGTCGTTACACCGATAACGTTATTGTCGAATACGGTAAAACTGATGGCGTTACTCTGACAGTACATGATGTTCCTGAATTAACTCTCGTTAAACCTTCTGTTGGTGTTACCGATGCTCGTGTTATTACGATGTTCAACACCGAAAACAAAGCCGGAACGTTGATGTTTGATAATAACTCACAAGCAACCTATGATATTGTGAGCCTTAATAACGTACCAGACAACAATAAAAAATATATGCGTAAATTCCGCAGTCGTGCGGCGGAAACAATATGGCATGAAACTGTTCAAGGTGATGTGTATCGTTTGGCTACTGGTTCCACCGACCAAAAAGAAGTATTAAAAATTGTTGGTAGTGATGGTTTATTTGTCGATAGACTTCATCTGCAAGGCAATAACGCGATTCGTATGTGGCGTCCTACTGGTCGTAGTAACTATTTTGAATATATGGATCAGCGAAACGGGGCTAATAAACGTCAAGGCTGGTTTGGTTTTGGTTCTACAGATACTAACGATTTTCAATGGTATAGTGACGAAGGTAAAAACTTTGTTAAATTAGAAGCAAGTGGTCAAGTATCTTTAAGCACAGGTGCTACCAAAATTGTATACACCAATGGTCAATATGTAGCTGCTAACAGTGATGCATTCCGTATGATTTACGGTAACTATGGTGCATTCTGGCGTAATGATGGTCAAAACGTATATCTTCTGTCTACTGCCGAAAATGATAAATTTGGTAGTTGGAACGGCTATCGTCCGTTCATTTACCATCTTGGTAGCGGTAATGTTACTTTGGGTGGTGATGGTAACGAAGGTGCATTAGTCTTAGAACGTGCAAGTCGTGCTGCTCGTTTTGCTGGTGATGTTTATGTAGAAAAAGGATTTCTTCATTTTTCTAGTGGGCGTCAGGGTGCTAGCGGTTTCATGAAAATAAACCATTTGGGTGATAGTGCCAGTGGACGACACAACATTCTTCAAATAGAAGACCCAACAGGTATACATTTCTCTACTGAACGCAATGATGAAACCGGAAATATTACTGCACGTTTTAAAGGCTTTGTACGTGTAGAATCTGGTGAAATTGCATTTGATGCTAATCGGGGGTCGCAGTCTCAATTTACCTTACACACATGGGGTAACGAGCAACGCAAACAGGTTTTTGAATGTAAGGATGCTACAAGTTATCACTGGTATACTGAACGTACTCAGGGTGGCACTGGACCTATTCTGTTCTCTATGGCGGGTAGTCTAAACGTTGCTAGCAATATCACAACAACTGGTGCTGATATTTCGTTTAAACGCGCTGGCAATAAGCACATCTGGTTTAGAGATCCAAACGGTTTAGAGTTGGGCTTGATGTATTGCGATGACGCTGGTGTTATTCGCTTCCGTGGTGAGAAACAAACCGAAGTCTGGAAATTCGGCGGTAAGATGATTCACCTTGAAACGGGCACTGTATCCGGTGGCGGTAATGGTCTTATTCGTGGTAGCGTTGCTGGTGGTAGTTGGGCTAGCTGGCGTGATCGTGCTTCTGGTATTCAGGTCGACTGTCAACAATCAACCGATTCCGCTCATAACGTATGGAAAGCAACCCATCAAGGTAAATATCATATCGCAGCAATGGGTGTACATGTTCCTAGCGGTACTATCGGTAATGCTATGGTGCGTATGCACGTACACGATGCAACTTTTGACTTTAACGCCTCTGGTGACTTTACCGCAGGTCGTAACGGTAGCTTTAACGATGTTTACATTCGCTCCGACTCCCGTTTGAAAATTAACAAGGAAGAATTACAGGACGGCGCATTAGAGAAAGTAAACTCCCTGAAAGTCTACACCTACGATAAAGTTAAATCTCTTTCTGATGACACAGTAATTAAACGCGAAGTAGGTATTATTGCTCAGGATCTGGAAAAAGTATTGCCGGAAGCAGTAGGTATTCAATCCACCGAAGATCCAGAACATCCAGAAGCAATCAAGACTATTTCTAACTCTGCTGTCAATGCTTTAATCATCAAAGCAATGCAGGAAATGACCGCTAAGTTTGATGCTATGGCTAAAGAACTTGCCGAAACTAAAGCTGAATTAGCCGAACTGAAAGCAACTAAATAATAAAAGTCGGGGGACTAGTTCCCCCGTAATAACAATTTTAATTAAGGGGTAATTATATGTCTCAACAATTCAAAGATATTTTTACTGGTGGTTTGGTAAGTCTGTTCTATCACGCTGATACCACTAACACCGATCTTGCTGATGAAGCATACGAAGAAATTAAAGAGTGTGCTGGTTGGCCTTCCTACTCCATTGAGAGGGGCACGGTTGAGGTGAAGTCGTTCTCTTCTCAGTATAACCGTAAGCTGGTTGGTAAACTGAACGTTCCTGATCTGGAACTGGTGATCAACTACATTCCGGGTGATGCGGTACACGAGAAGCTCATTAAAGCTGCCGAAGACGGCACTCGAATCCAGATTAAAGTAGAGTATTACGTATCAGCGGATAAGCAGACTGGTATTCGTACTGCATTTAACGGATTCATTTCTAAAGTCAATCTGACTGGTGATGACGAGAGCGTCGTACAGCGTGAACTGACGTTTGCGGTTGATGGCAAGCCCGTTCCACAGAAGATCTTTACTGTTGGTGGATGAACTAACGAAGAACTTCCTTTAATAGAACCGGAACCACAGCCGGAACATGAAGCGGTGGTGATTCCAGAAGTAGAAGAAGTTACGGCGAAAGCCACAGCAAAACGAGGCCGCAAGGCTAAGAATTAATTTTAAGCCCTGCCTTAATGGTGGGGCTTTTTTATTGGAGTAATCAAAATGGCAAATGTCGTTAATAAGCCCGGCTGGGTCGGGTCATCTGCTGTTTCTGTAACTGGTCAACGATGGATGACCGCAGCAATGAACGCATTAAAGGTTAGTCGCCCAGCTAACATGAGTGCTATGTGTGGTCGTGGTATGGATACGGTTGTTGCTACTGCATCGTGGTCTACTTCATTGGGTAATAACTGGGGTGTAACTGCTTCAAACTATCCAGTAACTGACATGCGCGGTAAAGGATCTATGGAGAACCCCGAAAACGTGGGCGTAGGGCGTCTGATTGGCGTTATCGTTGGTCAATTCAATGGCGGTACTCCTACTATGGCTGTATATCTCCAGAACGGTAGAGCGGGGAATATAACCGTTAATTTGGGTGGTGCTACTGTCACTGTTCCTTATAACAGTATGCAAAGTGGTTTTCATTACTATTGGTTAAGCAATCCTCCGGCTGCTTTCCTTACCAACATTAAGAAGACTGGCACTAAGCAGAGTTTAAAGATCACATAAATATATCGTAATCATTGTTAATGAGGAAACAAAAATGAATATCAACGATTTAATGAAAGCTCTTTCCCCGAAACGCGAAGCAATGGAAATCAACGGCTTTAAATTTTATGCCCGTCCGATGAGCGTACAGGAATTTAACGAGCACATTCAGAATAACAATAAAGAAGACCGCGACGAACGTACTATTCTGAAATGTATCGAAGATGAAAGCGGTAAACCAGTTTTCACTAATATTAAACAAGTTAAAGCCCTTTACACAACTGTTAAAGCACAATTGATCGGTCTGGTTGCTCTGGCTTCTATGATGCCGGAACCGAGTAAGGTAGAAGAATCGGTAAAGTAAACCCGCTCTTAACTTTCTACTTCCGCCAGATGATGCGGCGTGGATTGAGTAAAGATGAAATGGATAATATGCCAGTGACACTTTTTTGGTCACTGCATATTTTCGACACTTACTTAGAACCACAATCCCCCGCATTTCATGACATGCAAAACGCTATGCTTCAATATTCCCTTTATATGACTTCTCAGGGAATGACTAAAGAAATGGCTAATAAAATTAAACCTAGCCAATTCCAGTTAATCAAAGAAGAGAAAATCTTCAAGACTAAAGAAGAACTGGAAGAAATCGAGCGTAAGAAAGAAGAAGATCGCAAAGCTGCAATGTTGAGCATGTTTGATCCGGCGTTAGTCAATAAGTTAAGGGCGACCGCAGATTAATTGAATTATAAGCCCTGCCTTTATCGGTGGGGCTTTTTTATATAATAAGAATAAGAGGTTAATATGTCAGAATTAAGATTTGATATTACTGGCGTTACTGGTGGTCTTGAATCTGCCGCAGATAAAGCAAGTGGTATTCTTGATGGTCTTGCCTCCGGTGGTGTCGGTAATTTAACTGGCTCTATCAGTGGATTGTTAGGTAAGCTGGGTCCATTGGGGATGGCTGCTGGTGCTGCTTTGGGTGCTCTTACTGCCCTTGCTGCTGGTGGCGCAAAAATGGCTATCGAATATGCCAATATGTCGAAAGAATTTGGTGTTAATATCGAACAAATTCAGAAGATGGAAAAAGTCTATAGTGGCTTTGGTCTGAATGCCGAAAAAGTTCTTGATATTAACAAGGATGCAGCCGAGAAATTAGGGGAAGCATGGCGAGACGGTACAGGGGAATTTCAAGCCGCGCTTAAAATGATCAAAGGCGATATCAAGGATTATGCAGCCTTTACCGATGATCCAGAAGGCGGTCGCAAAGCTGCTGAAATGTGGTATTACCAAGCTAAAGCCGCAGGACTAAGCCATTCTGAAATTATCGCGGGTATGGAACGAATTGCTTCTGATTCCAGTAAGATGATCGGTGCTTTGTCTGAATCAAACGACTATTGGGAACATCAAGTTAAGCTCCAACAACAAGCCGCTTATGTCTCAGAAGAAACAGCGACCGCGTATTCAAACGCAAGTTCTAATTTGACCGCTTTAGGTAAAACGGTAATGGGTGCTTTCGCGGATGTATTTTCGTTCCTCCCGAAAGGATTCAACTTAATCTATGATTATTTCAACAAGGATTTTACTAATACTACTTTCTATTTGAGTATGAAAGCTATTAGTAAGTTTGTGACCGAAAATCTCCCGCCGTTATTCCAGAAAGCTAAGGATGCTCTACTTACAGCAATTAACCCGATAATCAAGACGGTTAAAACTGTACAGGAAACAATGATTAATCTGTACAACAAACTAGCCGAGATTATCGCTAAAGTACAGAATGCGATCCGCAAGGGTGGTAAAACTATTGCTGGCTGGTTTGGTGCTGATGCCGATTTTCTTGATTTTGAAATCCCAGCATTGACTACCGATAACATCAAGAAAGGTGCTAAAGCATTAGGTGATGCGGTAGAGGAAGCCATCGCAAGCGGTGTTAGTAACGGTGCTGCAACCAGCTTCGAAGATCTAGCAGAACAAGAACGCAAACGCAAAGCTGCTGAACTGCAAACACAAGCCGATGAACTGAAAAAGAAACAGGAAGAAGAGAATAAACGCCGTGTTCAATCTCTTTGCCCTGTATGTAAGCAAGGTGCGCATTCAGCCGCAGATTGTCCAGAAACCAAGAAAGCTAAAGATGCAGCGAAGAAAGCCGCAGACGAAGCCAAAAAATTAAGAGAAAAAGCCTACAATGATTTGAAGGCCATCAATATCTCTTTGTATAGCTCGTCACAAGCTGCTGTGGCGTCTTCTAACCGTCAGATTACCGAAAACCTTGCTAAGTTAGATAACGCTCTTAAACAGGGTATTATCACGCAAGAACAATACGAAGAGAAACGACGCCAGCTAATTAATGCTAACGCGGAAAACTTCCGTAAATCTGTATTAGGTGCAAATCCAATGGAAGCCCTGCAAATGTTGGCTGCTTCTAAACAGGTTTATGAACAAAGCCTTAAAGATCTGGAAGAAAACTACCAGAATAAAAACATCAAATTAGCGGATTATCTGGCAGAAAAACAGCGTATTGAAGATGCTTACAAAGGCCGTACTGGTGCGACCGATGGACTACAAGAAATCAAATCTCGTGGTCTAGCTAACTCCTTCGGTGAACGTGATCAGACTATTGACGAGATGAAAGCCGTTGATGTTGATAATGCTAATGCTGATTACGCTACCCATAAAGCCAACATTGATAAACTGCCTCAAGCTGAACAATTTAAAGCACTGCAAGCACTCAATGAAGCGCATCAAAAGAAAATGCGTGAAATTGACTTAAAATACAATAACATGCGCTTGCAAGATACACAGGATATGTTCGGTGGATTTGGTGAGGCGTTACAAGCATTTGGCTTAGAGAATAACGCTGTTACTAAGGGACTATTTGCAGCACAGAAAGGCGTTTCTATCGCAATGGGTATGATGAACGCACACGAAGCCGCAACTAAGGCTATGGCTAAGTATCCTGGACCGTTGGGTGTTGCGATGGGTGCTGCTAGCTATGCTTCTGCAATCGCTCGTGTTGCGCAGATGAAATCAATCTCTGTTGACGGTATGGCGCATGACGGTATTGATAACATCCCGCGTGAGGGTACATGGCTGTTACAGAAAGGGGAACGAGTTGTTGATGATCGTACTAACGGCGATCTGAAAGACTTCTTAGCTAACCAGAAATCCGGTAACACTGGTAACTCTCAGCCGATTGAGGTACATGCTCCTTTGCAAATTAGCGGTAACGTTAATAGCTCTGATGCAATGGTAATGGAAGCGATTAAACGCCATCCGAAACTTGTTGCCCAAGCAGTAGAAGACGCCCAGCGTCGTAGAATGTAATTAAAAGCCCCCATAGTGATAAATAATCATAAAACTATGGGGGCTTTTTCTATGTTCAAATCCAAGAATATTAAAATCACAGATTTTACTCTTAAATCAAAACAACCTTTCTTCAAGGCGCAATCCATTTCTGGTAAGTTCCAGCGTCGCTTTACTGGTATTCATTACTATGAAGCAGAATTTACAGCTAATTTCATGGCTCAGGATATTAACGAAGTAAAAGAATTTGTAGCACGTCACCTTTTTGGTCGTCCGTTCACTGTTCCGCTGTCTTACTTTTCAAAATATACAGGTGATGTACGCCAGATGGTTACGGCTGCTGCTGGTACTGCTCGCGGTGGGCGTAAGGTGAGACTCTCCAACTTCACCGGAACACTGAAAGCGGGAACTATCATCCAGTTTGAGAACCACAAGAAAATCTACACGATCACCGAAGACGTGAAATCAGGTGGTGAAATGAAACTCTTCCCTAACTTGCGTCAGAACGTCCTAGCGGGTGAGGTGATCAAGTATCAGAACGTTGAAGGTGAATTTCTTCTCACTACTGAAAACATCGATTGGAACATCGCCCAGATTGGCAAGATGAAATTTGAATTAGTGGAGAATGTATAATGGCTACTATTCAAGACGCATTTAATAAACTCTGTACCAATATTGACTTTATCGAGGTATACAACGACCAGACGGGGCAGGAAGTTACCAGATTGACGCTACCGCAGCTTTTTTCCACCGGATCGATGTTTCACATTATCGAAGTGATTACCGCGTCAGGGGACGTTCTACGGCTTACAGATGGGTACTTTGACTTAGACTATAACGGATTTACCTATCTCGCTAGCGGTGACTTTCTTGATATTTCTTCCAACTCCGAAGAAAAAGAAATCAACAACAACGGGATCACCGTTAACGTTTCGAACGTTCGAGAAGAATACATTACTCTCATTCGAAACAAGCAATTCGATAAATCAGATGTGAAAATCGAAATGGTATTCTTGAACCCCAACACGGGCAAGGTTGAAACCACTTACCCTGTTTTCCGTGGTGTAGTCGATAACATCAATATTTCTATTGACTACAAGGATAAAGAATGTACCAACGAATCAGAGTTCCAGCTTAATAGTATCTGGGAAGTTCTCGATAAAAACGCTCGTAGTCATGCTTCTGATGGTATTCATCGCTCATACCCAGGAAACGAGAACGATCTATTCTTCTCAAGGGCGGGTCGCTGGAACGCGGAATCAAAATGGTTTAGCTCTAAAAAGTAATAATCCCTTCTCCCTAAGCCTAGTAAATAACAGCATGGAGGTATTCAACATGCTAAAAACTAGGCTTATCACTGATTACATCAATTCATTAGTAGGTCAGGAGTTCGTTCAAGGCGAGAATGATTGCAATTTAATTGCATGTAAGATCATCGATATTCTCGCTGGAACTGACCTATATAATTCTCTTTATAAAAAATATTCAACGAAAGAAGAAGGCTTGAAAGTCTGTAAAGAACTTAGCGGATATACCAATATCCTCCAGCCTATCAAAGAACATTTTAAATTAGTTACTGATGATTTACAGGACGGCGATCTATTGATCCGCGATCACAAATTAGGAAACCGTAAGTATTACTCCGTGACTCCTTATTATTCTGGCTATGGACTCGTTACCGAAGATGGAATCTGGACGACCAAGCCGATTTACGAAATTGATTATAACGATGCTTATCGCTTTGGGGGTGATCTATGGGCGTAGAAGTATTGGTCGGCGCGGTTATTGCTGGTGCGTCGGCTGGGATGGCTGCTGCTTCCGTGGCGGCAATTTCAACATTAGCGGCTGTTGCTATCGGTATTGGTGCTGGTGCATTGTCTTTGATTGCTTCCACTGTAGGCGCACCGAAAACACCGAAGGTACAAAGCCCAGATAACGCAGTGACACTAGGAACATCAAACGATCCTAAAACAGTATTACCAGTTATTTTTGGTACTACTCGAACTGGTGCTATCTGTGTTTACAAAGCAATTTCTAAGAAAGAAAACAATAAGTTAGTGCAAATCTTCGCAATTGCCGAGGGTGAAATTGACCATTACAAAGCACTATTCATCGATAATAAAAACGTGCTGATTGGTCGAAACATGACGATCCGTGATGGCATTCTCGATAAGGGCAACATTAAAGAAGAATACCGTAAAGTGTTAGAAGTCGAGTTCCGCACGGGTAAGAATCCTAACACCGCATTGTCACTGGCAAAAACTCATTTAGGCTCAGACTGGACCGATGCTTACAAGGGTAACGGCATTGCAACCATGTGTATTGTGTTACGTCGTGATGACAAATCTCTTGCTGCTGGTGTTGATATTCTCCAGCCAAATAGCCAGGTAGCAGTAGACGTTTGCGGATTAAAGATTCGTAACCTTGAAACCAATGCTATTGAGGCTAGCACTAACGGCGTGGATCAGATTTTCCACTACCTAACAAATGAAAAATATGGTTTATCAGTACCAATTGAAAACATTAACGTTGATTCATTCCTGAAAGTACGTTCTCAAGTTCGCCAGATGAATTTGCACTCTAACGGTGCATGTGATCCGAACGCCAGCTTTAAAGAGAACTTGACCGGATTGATGCAGACTTTCGGCGGGGTAATGTTTGAATCCTTTGGACGTATTACGCTGAAACTGGATGCTCCTGATATTGTTAAACATACCTTCAATGAAGACAATATAATGATGGGGAAAGTTAACCTGAAAACAGGTGGCACTAACGGTTATTTCAATACCATTAACGCAATCTATCAGGAACCATCTTTAGACTATTCAGAGCAAATGCTACGTTATCCGGCTGATGCTGAAAATGATGCTACTATCCGTCAAGATGGGCGCATTATTGCTAAAGACGTAGAATATCGCTTTGTTAAAGATGAAAACCAGATTGACAAATTAGCGAGCATTGAACGAAATAAATCTCGTATTACTCAGGTTATCAACTTCACTACTACCGATGCATTCAGCGCGGAAGTTTGGGACGTTATCAGCGTTACCCACGATGAATTGAAACTGAATAATTCACTTTGGCGTATTATCTCTATTGAGCGTAGCATTGATTCTGGTATTGCTGGTATTTTGTCTATCACCGCCACAGAATATAATTCTCAGATTTACACAGATCTGGATTATGCGGCTAAACCGGACAATAGACCAAGTGGTTTACCGGATTCAATGACAGTACAGAAGCCTACTAATTTCAGAATTAAGGCAACTGGCGAGACGATTTACGGTAAAAATGTTACTTTGACATGGGATGCACCGGAAGATTTTAACCGTTATGGCTTCCAGATTGATTACCGTGTAAGCGGATCACCTAACTGGATTAAGCTCGGTCAGACTTCACAGCAAATTTTCAGTGTCAATGCACTGGCGAAAGATCGCTCTTATGATTACCGAGTTTGTGCTTTCGGTATCATCGCGCGATCCGATTGGGTAGAACTGATTAACCAGAATCCGACTGTTACCTATGAATTGCCGACTCCGGTTATTCGAATCAAAAATCAGGGTAGCACGCCAGGAACTTTCGAAGGTAATGATCTGATTATCGAATGGGATAACCAGCAAGGCTTAGATGTTGAGATCAACGGTGAAACTAACAAGTTTAGTGACCTGTTTGAAGCATACATTATCAAGGTGACTAACAAGGCTGGTAAGTCTATTCAGTACCGTACCCGCGATCCTGAATCATGGACTTATACGCTTGATATGAACCAGTTTAACGGCCTTTCGCGTCAACTGACGGTAGAAGTATCAGCTAAGGGATATAACAACTCAGAGAGCGCCCCAGCGCGTTTAGTGGCTATCAACCCACAACATAAGCCAATGAAAGGTTTTAGTGCGCGTGGTGGCTTTAATACTGCGTTTGTTAGCTGGGCAGATGACGTAGAACATGATTATGCAGGGTCAATCATCCAGTATGCAACCGATAACACGTTCTCCGATGCAAGGGCAGTAAGCACGAATAGTGTTAGCCATACTTCCTTTGATATTGCTGACGGTGATTATTATATCCGTGGTGCTCACTACGATATTTTCGGTATGGATGATGCTGTTTGGTCTGAACCGTATTTCATGCAAATGAAATCTACCATTAGCTGGGACGATCAGGACAAAGAAGCACTGGAAGACCTGATTGGTTTACAAGACCGCTTAGATGAAACTATCGCGGATGCTATTGCTCAAGCTGGCGCTAATGCCGATGCTAAAATTGATGCAATGCATAAGCAAATCACTACCGAAACAGGGCAGACGGTCCAAGCCTCAGCCAATACCTTAAAGAGTCTGATTGCTACCAGCGAGCAAGCTAGCTCCACTAAGATTGATCAGGTTAAAGCTGAACTGAAAGGCGATATTAAATCCGAAGTCAGCGCATCTGCTACTACCCTGAAACAAGCTATTGCTACCAGTGAGGCAGCAAGCGCAAGTAAGATTGATCAAGTTCGGGTAGAAATGGATGGCAAGATTGCTGGTGTGAATCAGGAAGCAGATGTAAAAATCGATGCTTTGAAAGGAACCATTAACAGCAAATACAATCTAGCGGTTAATGCAGATGGTCGCGTGGCTGGTATTCACATGAGCGCAACCAACGATCCGGCGCAACCGACGAGAATCATCTTTAATGCCGATAAAATCGCGGTAGCTCCACAGAACGGATCGGAAGTATGCCCGTTTGGTATCGAAGGTAACAAGGTTTATCTCGATAATGCGATGATTCGTAATGCTGCAATTGGTACAGCCCAGATTAATGATGCGGCGATTACCACGGCTAAAATCGGCAATGCTGCAATTAACAGCGCGAAGATTCAGGACGGGGCAATCACTAACGCGAAGATCGTAAACGGTGCAATTGATAACGCTAAAATCGGTAACTATATCCAGTCTTCCAACTGGAACGGATCGACCGGATGGCATATCAACAAGAACGGGTCCGCTACGTTCATGAATGCAACCGTTAAAGGTAATATCACTGCTGATTCTGGTACTCTGAACAACGTCACGATTAACTCTAGCTGTGTTATTAAGGGTATGCTTGAAGCTACTCAGGTTAAGGGTGATTTCGTTAAGGTGATTGGACGTAAGTTCCCGCATCGTGATGTTAACGTTGATAATGGTTATGCTGGTTATCCACAGGGTACGGTCACTGTTCGCGTTGAAGATGATCACAAGTTCGATCGTCAAATCGTTATTCCGGCTGTTAGTTTTGGTGGATTGCGAGCGCGTGAAGGGTCGAACAATAATACCTATTACGACACCTGTCGCCTGATTGTTCGTAAGAATGGGTCAGAGTTGTATAATAGGGCGTATGGCGGTAATACTGGTCTTTACTCAGGTGTTATTGATATGCCAGCGGGTAAAGGTGCTGTGACCTTGACCTTTGAAGTGCAATCAAGCGCAATCAACAACTGGACGCCTAGCACATGGATCAGTGATTTAACAGTAATGGTAACTAAAAAAGCCACTACTGGTATTACTGTTTCTTAAAATTTAATTTTTAATAATAAATCCCGCTTAATTCTTTTGAGTTAGGCGGGATTATTTTTATCTAAATAATTTTGCCATTAAACTATATAAAAATATCGGGGGCGTAATGACTGAAATTATATATGGCGGTATCGGTGTTATCGCCTTAATTTGTGGTGGATTATGGAGACTTCACCGAAATCAAATAGCAACAGAAAATAGATTGTCGAAATTAGAGTCCAATGATGCATTGTTTAATCAGAAGTTTGAAACAATGCAAAGTAACCATGACCAGATCGCCGAGAGAGTTTATCGCATGGAACAAACCCTTCACGGTATAGAGAAGAAAGTGGTTGCGATGGACGCCAAATTTGACCAAGTTATCGATTTACTCAGACAAAAATAATAATAAAAGGGGTGAATATATGAAGAATAAACTTAAGAAATATTTTGGTTATCTCTTGATTGTCGCCCTCACTTATAACGTAGCAATTAGACCTCTGCTAACGTCCTTTGGGCTTGAACTCCCGGCTATGACCGTGGATGAACAATTGCTAAGGACACTGGCGGGGGTCTTTTCGTTATTAGGGGGCTAACATGGCTAATCCAATAATCACATCCAATATTGATAAAGTAAAAAAAGATATCAAGAGTTGGAAACAGAAAGCTAGTAATAGCTTTCATAGGGATTTGGGTTTAGCGGTCATAGATGAGCGGGTAAAGTTGCAGAAGAAAGTCAATTCAAGGATAGATCGACCGACCAAGTTCACACAGAAAGCGGTCAATTCATACAACCGGATACGCTCAAGCGGTAAAACGTCTTACCATAGTGTTTTCATCATGAAGAATCAGGAAAAATACTTAAAATATTACTTTGAAGGTGGTAATAATATTGAGAAATTTGTTCCTGTAACTGATGACCGAACTAACCAGTTTGGTAACATTCCACAACTCAGAAACGGTAAGAAAATAGGGAAGTATGTAACCACAAAATCTAAGACTGGTAAAATACTGCTTCTCGATCCATCCGTTAAAGCCGACATGAAGAACAAGAAAAAGCTAGGGAAGCGACTTGTTGCAGTGTTGAAGAAAACAGACCGTAGTAACATCATGGGTAGTTGGAAAGATAATGAGAAAACGATGAAGAAGAATATCCAGAAGAAGATGAAAAAGCACTTCATGGGTAAAATCAACTTCGTTTAATCCATAAATACCCTCATAGAATCTTATGGGGGTATAACATGGCTAAAAATATTTTCACTGAATTTCCTACTTATCCGGTCGACCAGCTTTCCGGTATTTTTATCAATGGCATTAGCCCTGAATCAATGACACTTGATTACGAGGCGAAGAGAGTAAAGCATAAACAATTCAAGCAAATGATCCGCGATGATGGTAACGGGTTAGTGTTTTGTGTTGCGACACTCGCTAAACGTCCTAAATACCGCTTCCGTGTAGGGCAGGAGATTGATGTAGTTAACCCTTACAACTTCAATTGTATTGGTGATGCACGAGCGGTATGCATAGGCACAGCACCTTATTACATTAAGGGACTCAGATTTATTGGGTATCTTATGCAATACATCTAAAGGGGGTAATATGTTAAGCAAGCATTTTTCTCGCAAGGAATTTAAATGTAAATGCGGAAAATGTGATTATGATACTATCGACGCTGAACTGCTGGTAATTCTTGAGGATGTACGCGAACACTTCGGGAAACCAGTAATTATTAACAGCGGGAACCGTTGTCCGACTCATAACAAGAATGTAGGCGGTGCAACCAATAGCTATCATGTTCGAGGCCGTGCGGCCGACATATCAGTGAAAGGAATTTCTCCTGATATTGTCCATGCTTATCTTGATGGGAAATATCCTACTCAATACGGCTTAGGCAAATATAAAACCTTTACGCATATCGATTCCAGATCGAAAAAATCACGCTGGCATGGATAAAATTAAAGCGCCTCTAGTGGGCGCTTTTTTTGTTATATAGCAATTGTTTTAGTTGCATAGCTGAACTTGTCGGTCAAATAATAGCGGATTCTCTCAAGTGCATGTTTTACCGCATAATTTTTATGCTTGACTTTTCCGTTACGACCGAATATACACAAATGATCTATAAGATCCCAGACCGTTGCAATATCCTTAGAACCATGTTTACGCAATGCACGACCGATACTCTGACGAACGATAGTTGATTCCTTCACTGGATGACCGAAAATAACATGATGCAAGTTCTTGATGGAAACACCAGTAGAGAACACACCATAGGATGCAACGCAAATGATCCCTGTTTCCCCTTCCGCTAATTTTTTGAACTCGTCTCGTTCTTCTGTCTTAACTCCACCGTCAATATAATAAACCTTGTCGTGTACCTTCTGTAACGCATCATACATAAGTTTTCCGTGCTTAGTATTGCGGAACATCAGGAATACGTTTTCGCCCTTCTTAGCGAGTTTTAGCGCCAAATTGCAAGCAAACTTATTTCGTCGTGGGTTAGATGTAATATACTTGATCTCTTCCGCATATTCTCGCCCCTTAACCGCGCTACATTCCTCATCGGTATAACGAAGGAAAAGACAGTTAATTTTCAGTTTTGTCACCTGCCCTTCTTCCATCAGGCGGTCAATACTCACGATCTTAGAAATATCACCGAAAAGTCCGACATACTGTAAAAGATGGCATTTTGATTCTTTAGGGGAACCAGTCATGCCGATCTTAAATTGGCAATGATTCATTCCGTTAATGATATTGGTAATATTTTTGGCACTAGCCTTATGCGATTCATCAACTATCAACATTCCATATTGTTTGAACCATTCAGGAGGCATCTTGCACGCTGATTGCCATGTACTAACCGTGATTAACCTGTCTCCCGGATGTTTCCCGCTACCACTCATCATTGTATGAATTGCTTCATAAGGGAATAGCCTATAATCGATGAAATCATCCCTCATTTGAACCACTAGCGATGTAGTCGGAACAATGATTAACACTTTTCCGGTGTAGTTCTCTAAGTACCAACGAGACAGCATACAAGCAATCAATGACTTTCCGGCACTGGTAGGAAGAACCAGCATTCTACGGCGATTGTGGATACCCTGAAAGACTGCCTCCCTTTGATACCAATAAGGATTGATTTTATTGCTACCGGAATACACTTCTAAGGAATCAATCCATTCATTAATCGCGTCTTTGGTTACATCTTCCTTCTCAAGCAATCTGGGGTCAATCCAGACTGAATAGCCCATATTTTTAACGAAGACACCCAACGTTTTTAATAGTCCAATTGGTAGGGTGTTTTCATGCGTAAACAGTCTTATTCGTCCATCCCAGCCAGAATACTTGTAACGGGGGCTAAACCTAGCCCCTTCAACCTCAAACGAGAAATAATCTCTTAATTCCATTCCGATAGAAGGAGAGCAATCAACCTTAACGAAACTGTAATCTTGAAAATGAATTTTAATATCTTGCATTAGTTCCACTCCACACTTGCAATATTCTTTATATTGTTTAGTGATTTATTGCAGTAGTGGAATGTTTCAGTTTTGCCGTATTCAATCCCGCCTATACCCACATCCAGATAGAGAATGCAATAGTAAGACAATTTTCTCTGATAAATAGTAGTGAACTTATTATTTTAGAGGAAACTACTATGAAACTTGCTTACGCTGCCTAACGCAATTAAATTAAAAAGGGGTACATCTGTACCCCTTAACTATTTTAGCTCGTTATACGTCGATTTAGGCCGCTTAAATTCCAAATTCCTGTAATGGACCTGGTATTTCCTCTTCTGGTTTCCAGTTCTTATCTGTCAGCATGTCTAAACATGGATGCAAAACAAGCCCGTTACTCTCCAGAATCTGCCTATCATTGATGGTCTTCAAATCAACGAAGATCCGGCCTTTCCTCGGTCCTCTTGAATTTTCTATTACAACTCTCTGGGTCTTACCATCAATGTATTCCAGTACAAACAAGTTTTTGTATTTGTCAATCCTGCTACACCCGATCCGTTTTAGAGCTTGCTTAATCTTAAACCGGACCTTAATGCGATCCTCGTTATAAACATCTTCTAAATCAAATTCTGCGAGCTTCTCCCAGCCTTGAGAGTCCACAGAATACATTTCCTCTTCTGCCATCTTAATCTGATTGTAGAGTGTTTCACGCTCGCTATTGAGGGTAGTAATCTGGTCGGCTAACTCCTTCGTTGCTCCTGTCATAGCAGAAAGGGTAATCAGGTTATCAATCTTGCGTGATATTTCATCAATCTGTACTTTCAAAGCCGGAACCGGATTAGCCTTATCCTCAGCAATCCAGATTTTATCAGCCAGCAATTGCAATACAGCTTTCTCTAATTGATCACCTCGAAAACTCCAGTTTGTATGCACACATGCAATACGACTAGAGCGCATTGCATCGCATGAATAACGATATTGGTTAGGACGTTTGTTAGTTCCTTTCACCTTAACCATAGCGGAACCGCAATGTTCACATTTCAATAGACCAACACCACTAAGCAAGGGAATAGGTTTAACTTCTTCCTTGTCTCCATAGTTACATGCTCTAACACCAATGCTTTTCTTAAGGTGATAAAACTCAGCGTCATCTAGCACACGAGGATAATAATCCTTTAACTCATACTTAACGCCATCTACAGAGATTTCCTTGATACCAATCAAAGCGCGGGTATGGAACAACCTTTCAATCATTGCCCGTGACCAGTTTGAATGCCTCTTGTGACTTGCGGCTGGTGGTGGTGTGTATGTCGCGTTAAGGTGATCCAGTATCTCGGCGGTTGACCGTCCATTCCTGCGTAATTCCACAACCTCCTGAACAATAGGGAAGAAGACCGGATGAGGAAGCACATAACCAGATGTGGTATCAGTCCACCACATATTCTTTCCAATTTCCTCGATTGCAACAGCCGGATTTTGTGGATTTTCTTGATGAGCTTTAATCTTAATCAATGCGCTTGAGTTAGTACGATTGCGCTTAGTCTGACTTTCCTCGTTAGCTCTCGCAAACAACATGACACTCAACAGCAAATCAATAGGATTGGCATTAACCGATTCCTTGCTATAGACCTTACCATCCATGCCAGTTACGATAGTTATTCCCCTACGGATAATCGAGAGAAATAGCTCTTGTGCTTCAATGATGGATTGGCGAGAGATACGGTCTAAGTTTTCCACAACCAGCCAGCTACCAACCGGAACGGATCGACCAATTTCATCCAGAAAACGAGATAATGCACCTGTTCTACTGTTAGCCCCTTTGAATGCAGATACACCAAAATCCTGATAGGAAGTAACCAGTTCAAGGTCATATTTTGCGGCTATCTCTGCGGCTGTTCTCTTTTGGCGTTCATAAGAACTACCATCCGCTTGCTTCATTGAAGAGAAGCGAATATACGAATACAGTTTAGTTTTCATACCATTTCCAAACAAAAACGCCCCTACCGTGTATTATAACGATAGGGGCATTGGTTAGTAAGTCATTAATATTTCTTTCCAGTTAGTTTTGCATCACGTTTATTAATATCCTCGATATGACTCCATACACACGCAGTAATAAAGTCGTCATCGTCACCAACTCCGGCAACCTGTGCTAATTCAGTACACAGTTGATTTAAAGAAGGTGCAACGGCAGCACGCTTGACACTATCACCCTGTACATATTGATCCGCATTAGCAGCACCAACCAAACCCAGAGCAAGAACAACACCAGCGATAATCTTTTTCATAATAGAATCCTCTTTGTTATTTGAATTAATTAGTCTTTGAAGTCGATGGTCACGTTACCTTTAAGGGCAAGTTCCATTAAACAACTGCGCTCGTCCTTCATGCTCTTACACAATTTCATCCCGTAAACAACGAGATTATCTTTCTCTTTCCAATATTTTTGTTTATCTGCATAAACCTCGCTATATTCACTGTCTTTGAGTGAGAGAGCATTTTCTAACTGGCTAATCTCCTGATTCAGATCCTTAATCTCGGCCTTATTTGACCGGATAGTCTCTTGATGTTGAGTATCGGAATAGTCATACCCACAAACAAATCCACCGATGCCACCAACACACACAGAAACAATAATTGCGTAGATAGTCTTTTTCATAATTGAATCCTCTTTGAATGAATTACGATATATTTATATCGTTAAAAATTGATGCTAATTACCAGACCAAACACAACCGCACCAATCAAATCAATCCAGTTAATACACAATCCGCTATATTCTTTCTTGAATGTCTTAGATGAAATGCCATCATGAAATTGTTTCATTGCTCACCCCATACTAACGACAATATAAGAAAGACTAATCATGGTTGTGAGACTACCTCCCACGAATGAGATAAAAGCTAACATGTTTGATTCTCCAGTTTAAAAAGCGGTGGGAATTGCACCCACCAAATTAGAAATTAATTAAGCGCGAACGATGGTCAGAGTATCCAGCAAACCTTTTTCGTATAATTCGAAACACGTTTTATATTGCTCAATCTGGAAACCATAGCGGGTGATCTTATTCAGTAGAATAATCACGGTATTCTCATCTAGGTATTGTCCTTGCTTACCAATTACATATGACTCGCGGGATAGTCTCAGCTTACGGAAACCTTTAACACCTAATTCCTTAGCCACCGCTTTAATCTCGTTAATCTCACCTTCTGCGGCTACATATTCAGCGTCGATAATCTCAGTTGATGATCTCAGTGCTACCAGAACTAAGGCCATTGCTTCTTCTTCGGTACGAGCAACACCAGCTTTCTCGAAAGTCATCTCACCAAATTTACGAGTCATGATATTGAACATTGTTTTGCTGCCTTACTTCTTGCTGATAAACTCGTTTGCGATAAAGTTGATTACTTCTTTCAGCTTCTTGTCTGTATCGATGCACGCTGGTAATTCTTCTTTAATCTCCTGCGGCAGATACACATTCCCTTTAAAGTGGAGGAAACCATCATTACCAATCATGTAGGAGAACATCCATTCACAATCGTTATCCGCTTCCCAGAACGCCACGGTCTCATCGTCAATCAAGGTAATGTCCATGTTGCGACGTGCTGCGTAGTTGATGATTGCTTTACCGATGTTCAT